CAAGGGCAGTCAATGACTTAGGTTTACGTCCCATGTCACCTTTCATATCACCTGCTTCAAACTGATTTACGTCAGTTGGTGTTAGCAACATACCCAATGAGTCAATAACAAACAATACCTTTGGACGTTCGCCATCCGGTAATGCTTTATACGAACCCATAAATGTTGCGATTGTTTTAGCTACATCATCAATCATTGCCATGCTGAGTTTTAGTAGCTTGCTTTCATCAGTGTCAACACCCAAATCATGTAGCCATTTTTCATCTAGTGCATTTTCTGAGTCAACTAGTACTACAAAAATACCCTGCTCTTGCGCATTTTTAATAATATTACCTGAACAAATATAACTTTTACCCGCACCTGATTCACCTGCGAATACTGTAACTTTACCTAGCGGAACGCCTTTGTTAAAGTCACCTGATATCAGATAGTTCAACGCAAAATTGCCTGTACTAATCCAATCAGTTGGATCATTAAATCCTATGCTAAGTCCATCAATAGACTTAGTTATTTCTTTTCTAAACTTACTAACGTCGAATGGTTTTCCCATTTAATTTCTCTCTTTAATTTGCTTGTTACCGTATGTATTAATACTTTGCTTGTCAATAAGTTCAGGGCACTTGTCAGCAATAGTGTCTATTTCCCAATCGTTTGGAAAATGTCTAAGTGCTGTGCGGGCACGATCTCTTACTAGACTAGGTACCCTTGGTGTTTTTCCTGGATCGCATAATTCTTCCAGTAACTTTTTGCTCTGCTTGATAGCTTTATATCGCTCGTCGCTTGTTGTCATGATGGTCTCCTGTTATTTTAGGGAACAGTAACGTTCCCTAAAATATACTTTCTTAGGCTGGCTTGTTTTGACGCGCACGAATCATTGCTAGAATGTCCGCTGCTTTGTCGGTTGATGCAGTTGGAACTTTAACCGAATCTGCTGCAGCTGGCTCATCACTTTCCCATGGTGCAGAAGATTCTGCTACGGCTGCTGCTACTGGTGCTTGAACTCTTGCTGCTGGTTTTGCAGTTTCAAATTCATCATTTGCTCTTGCAGTTCCGTTAGTAGGAGCGTCAAGCCCATATGGACGATAGTAATTACCCCAACGCTCATTGTCATACGGTTGACCATCAACTGATGCTTCAAACATTTCTTTCATGATACGCAGTTCTGCGTCATTTGGTTTCTTTGGCAAGAAATCTGACAAGGTGTAAAGACCGTGTGCTTCAATAGCAGCTTGTTCTTGTTCAGTTAGTGCTGACTCACGGCGTGACCAGTTACTAGTTGAGTAATCAGAATATCCACCTTTGCTAGTTTTCTTGACAGCAAAATCAAGACCGCGCATATAGTCAGTTGGCATTTCCATAATCTCAGGATCCATCAAACCTGCTTTGATAATTGGAATGATTTGTGGGCTGATGATAAATCTACGAATAGGATTCGCAGGAGCTTTATCATCACCAATTGGATTCTGACGAACAAAACCTTGAAACAAGTAACTACGTTTCTTCCAGTATTTGTTAGCCATTTCTTTTAGTGATTCATCTTTATACCACGGACGAACTTCAGCTAAAATTGGGCAGATTGCTTTTGGATCATACATTTCAATACATGGAACTTGAACTACAACTTGCTTACTAGTTGCATCACCCTTGATACCATTGAATGGAAGTTTAATAATTTGTTTCTCAACCCAAAAGAATTCATTCTTTGCGTCTCCGTCTGGGAGAAAGCGCAGTGTGGCAGTGGTGCCTTCGTCCATGTTCCAGTGTGCATACACTGAGTTGTCTGACGATTGGGTTGAATTGTTGTTACCTGATTTGTTTTCTTGCGCTGCGATACGAGCGCGGATTTCTGCTAGTGAAGCCATGATGTATTTCCTTTTTTCATTAAGATGGTCTTTGTTTTAAAGTCGCTACTCCCTATGAGTAACTGATAATGAGAGTATACACTAATATACTCTCATTAACAATAGTATTTATCCCAATTAAGGGCAAATACAATTTTTTTACTGCTAATTTCTTACTTGTCGTACCCAGATAATCTGCGCATAGTAGCTAGTGCATCTTCTGCGACACCTTCTTTGGGTTCTTGTCTGTCATACTGGCGTTGAGCACGAGCCTGACTGTCATCAGGAAATTGATGGGGCTTTTTGGGTGATTGGAATTGGTCACCGCGAATGCCTTTGTACACACGCTCACCAGTTTTGGGATCATCCTCGTAGTGATGATATTCGCCCGGGCGTAAACTCTCTGCTACTTTTGGAGTAGGTGTTTCAATATTGTCTAGCACACTATGCATGCGATGATCGTTTGAATTTTTCAGCCAATCTTTTATTACCGGAACTGCATCTGCATCACTATCTTGCTCGGCTAAGTCTTTAAGAACGCTAGTTAACTCATCATCCTCTAAGTTAAGGTCACTGAGCAATGGCAATATATTCATCGCATCTGCACCAACTGCAATCTCATCACCGAGTAATTCAGCTAGTTTATCAATTTGCGGATTACCCTCAGGTGATAAGTCTTCACCAATGATTGATGCTGCCCACTCATCTAATGCAGTTACTTCATTCATCTCTGTAACTTTTTTAGTTAGCTTAGCTAAAATTGGCATTGCACTTTCAATTCTTGGGTCTACACTGTTGCTCATAAACATTTCACTTAGATCGGCGGTTTCGCTATCTTCAGTTAATGCAGGTAACCAGCTTTCAAAATAATTAGTGTAACCTTTTTTACCTGACAACTTATGTAGGGTTTCACGTAAACTGATATAATGCCCGACACCTTCATTTACTAAATTTTGTGTGGATTCGTTGAATTGCCCGTTCTTTGTGGCACGAACAAATCCTGCCATCTTGCTGTAGTCTTCTACTAAACTGTTAATGTGATTCCATTTCTCGTCGTATGGACGACCACCTTCAGCTATGTGTCTCGCATACACTCTAGCGATACCTGGCTTTTTAGTTTCAAGCATGAAACGTTCACCGTCTGCATTTTCAATGAAAATACGAGCAACTTTTCTATAGCGTTGGTCATTTTCACCAAGAGCCTCAGTGTGCTGAATTCTTATCTTTACATTAGGCACAGAGTCGCTATAACTAGTTTGTTTATTGATCGGATAATAAGCTTCGTCTAATTTTGCTGCATCTTTTCTTCTTGCCATATCATATTCCATTGCGTCACTATCATCTAAATCAAATTCAAGTGTATTATTAAACGCAAAATCTCTCAGGTATCTAATCAGATTAGGCCAAGAAAAGCTACCGTCTTGTGCTGAGGCTTTTGGGCTGCTTTCTACATCGTCGCCGTAAAATACAGTGAGTTTTTGAGCACCGTCAATTGCAACGTGAACAGTTCCATAGTTGATACCGTCACGAATGAACTTAAATCCAATTACACTTGCGTCTTTAGCTAGTGCAGTTTTTTTATTGTTCGCATCTATGGAAACTGGCTTATACCCTTGGGTTTTAAGGAAGCTGTATAGTTTTTCTTGTAGGGATTCTTGTTCTAGTGACATAGTTTTAGTTTGTTATAATATAGTATTTATCAACCTAATACCGCAAAGAAGGGTAGGGGAGCTAGGAATTCTTCGTGGTCTCTAACTTGTGTTTCAAGTTCAAAATGATACTCACCAAGCAGTTGAATCATTCTAACTACTAATAAGGTTGACATAATCAAATCGTCAGTTTCACCTATTTTTGCTTTGTAGCTGCCGCCTATTGCAACAAATGTTTTTAGTTCACTAATCAAACTTTTGCTGTTTAACTTCATTCTGTTCTTTTCAACTAAGTTTTTAAACTTTGCACAGGCAGCAAGCTTGCTTTTATTAGTAGTAGTGAATCCTTTGCGTTTTTTAACTCCGGATTCGGTCAACATTGTACCCGGAATGTTATGTTCACCATATTCATTTAATGACACAAGCGCAGCTTCTCCAATTGCATTGTTTTCTACGCTATAATAGATATTGTTAGTTTCACCTGTACACTCCAATATGTATTTTGCAATTTGAGTAATTAATTTGATTTGGCTTGGAATATCTGTTTTATTGTGTTTCCATTCGCCTACTTGGGTAGTAGTGTTAGCTTCAAATATTTGAATAGCGGCCGGATCGCCACCTGTACCCAAACTAGGGTCAAGAGCAATAACATAAATGCTACCTTTTTCAGGCTTTTTATACCATCTGATCTGTCCTTGCCTGAATGTTGGTTCAACACCTTCTAACTCTATCAATTTGGATGGATTTATTAATGTTTCATCTGCAATAATGAACTCAACTTCCATCTCACGGCGGAATCTGTCATCGCCTAGTTGTGAACGCATTTCTGCTGCCCATTTTTCGTCACGCTCTGGGTGAGCGCGCCAGTTAGCTTTATACGCACGGAAACCATTGACACCTAATTCAGTTGCGTTACCAAACTCATCTTCGCATTTATTAGCACCTTTCCAAATCAATGCAAATTGATCTTCATCACTGTTTGGGGTTGAAGTGATAATTGCTTTACCACCAGTTGCAAGAGTTGGGGTAATAGAAGTCCAAAACTCTTTTGCTATAGTTGGTCTAACGAATGCAAACTCGTCAAGATATAATAATGAGATAGATAGACCACGACCTGTGTTTTCTGTAGTGGTAGCACTAATTATGCGGCTGCCGTTATCAAAGTCAATATTACCTTTATTATAGGTAACTACCCCCGCTTTAATATGATGGGGGCAGTTTTCATATGCGTATCTAATACGTGACATAATCTCTTGCGCACCTGCAAACTTATGAGCAGCAACTAGGATAGTAGTATCCGGAACAAACATAGCATACCATAACAAGTAACCTGCAGCACTAGTAGACTTACCTGTTTGACGCGCCATTAAACTGATACTAAAACGATATTTGTGATATGTTTCAATTAGTTTTTCCTGGAAGTCCCACGGATGATACAACATGCTACCTCTGGTAGGATGTTGAATATAAAAAAAGTTGTCCATAAAATACAAATACCCCATTATAGGGTCACTGCATTTTACGAAGTCAGATAGTTCGGTGTCGTTTGCAAAACTGGTTTTTACATACGGTGTTTTAATGAAGACTGGTGCATTACTCATAATAAGTATTTATTTGGGATAGGAGCTACCTATCAAATACCATTAGTGACTGAGTTGTACCATAATACATCACCTGATAAACGAGTCTTCGCAACAGTGCTATTTGAGTAGCTAACATCTAGTACGCCGGCGCTACCGTTATTACCATATTGAACTCGTATTGGATAGTATCCACCCGCAACTAAATCAACTGTGCCGCTGGTTTCAACTGGACCATGCAATCCAGGATTCTTAACAGTTGCATTGTCGGTAGTAAATCCCTTAATTGCAAATGGTCCGACCCACACAAAGCTTGCATCATCGCTGCTACTATAGAATGTATATGTTCCTGTTGTTTTTGCAAGAAAGTATCCAGTGTATTGAATACTCGTTATTTCTGCAATCTCACCAGCGGTATCGTATATATCGGTAACAACACCTGCACTGGTTGGGGTTGTAAAGAAAGCTACATTATCTGCAAAATAACCAGAATAAACACTACGATAAATACCTGCTTCTAAACTTACCCAAGGTCTTCCTTGAATTAGCCCGCCGACATTTTCGTTGTCTACTATCTCATCACCGCTATAGCGAGTTGGTAGCATTGATATGTTGTAAACATTCCTTGGATTACCGGTGGTTGTGCGCTTTTGCTCAGATAAATCAAGTTTTGCTATCTGCTTGTCTTCTTTGGTTGGTAATGTAGATATTCCATTTGCTGACATATTATTTTCCTATTGGTTTTTCACCAGTGAGATACGGTTTACTAAACCATAGTTGGAACCATTCAGGGGTGCCGGGTTGTATATTGTGTTCTTTCATTAACCGACTCTTTTCAGTGCCGGTCACGCTGATATTTGACTCGCCTCCAATAACTTGCTGAGTTACACCTGACAGTTTTTTCAGATCCTCTAATGTTGTTTCAACATTTTCAGCCGGTAAGGAAACGGTCTTGAGTTTATCAAGACCATTCATTATTTTTGCTTGTTTCCATACGTCAAAGGTCATAACGTATTTAGCTGACTATTACTTTATGTCAAGAGGGCGGCGTTTTGTTGCAATGATCACATAGTAAATTTCATGTGCTTCAAGTGGGGAACCGTCTTCTTTTGTACCTACAGTTAAATCAAATTCTAATGTATTGAAAATATCTACATCAAATCCAGTACGTACAAGTAAGGCCCCTAATTGGGTTGAACCTAATATACTGTAATGGTTTAGATTAGTTTCGTGTTTACGGTCACAGTCGGGAGCAGGAACTTCAATGTAAATCTTACCACCTTGCTTTAACAAACGATTATATTCCATTAAAGAAAATATCGGATACGGGCTGTGCTCAAGCGCATGACGTAAGAAAATGAAATCCACGCTTTCGTCATGGTAGCCATCCTTTTGCGGGATAAAACTAAGATCATATGTTTTAACAATATGCCCTTTACCCTCACACAATGCGATATCACCTGGACTTAGAGTGACACCAACCAAATTAGTATAACCACGTGCTTTCATTTCATCTAGAAAGTAACCCGGGCCGCAACCCAAATCTAATATTGCTGCATCTTTTGGTATTTCTAACGGATCAATATAATTAATAACGGTTTGTGTAGTTAATTCTTTATGGAACAGACTATCACCTTCATCATAGATGTGCGCGGTATAAAGCCATTCATTGTAGAATTTTATTTTGAGTAAATCTAGTGTGTTGTTGATATCTATCATGTGATTCCTAAAAGTAAGATATACTTACTTATTGCAAGAATCACTCAATAAATTATTTCCCGAAGCCTTTGAATGCTTGGATTGGACTAGCTTTATTAGTTGAATCTAGTTCCATACTACGAAGATCGCCGTGATTTGCATCTTTGAGATTGACACCAATGGCTTTTGCAGCTTGTTGCATCATTTCTTGTTCTTTTTTAGTATAGGGTTGGGCAGTATTATCTTTTCCTACCCAACTTTCTGAAGAAACATCAATAGGAGTGTCGGACCCGTCAGCACAAGCAACTGCCATCATCATTCTATTAAGTTCATAAACCCTGTCATACGCATCCGGATCACGAAATAAATCTACACCAACCGTTGCTTGGTTTTGGCGTTTTGTCATTTTTGCCCTGTGTTTTGCTTCGTTGATGAATTCATTTGCTCTCATGTATGTATTTATCGCATCAAAAAGATAACATGGATATTTGATAAATAGTAGACTATATAGAGGATTACATGAGAAAATTAATGCTAGTGTTATTGCTTGTCTGCAGTAGCACCTTTGCTTGGAATCAACGGGCACCAAATCCAGTGCAAGCATGTCAAGTACATAGTCCATACGGCTTCCCGCAAAGCGGGGTACCAGTAAGCCCTATTTGCCGTCAAGCATATCTAGTTGGGTATGACCCTATTGCAAAGTTACCAAGATATGTTACATACACTTTATTGCCGCAAAATGCACTAGGGTGTGTTGCTCGGACAAACGCATTTGTTG